CACACGAAGGTCTCGATATACCAACTCTCGATACGGTTATTTTAACAACACCCAAATCGGATATAGTTCAATCAATCGGAAGAATAATGAGAGAGACGCACGGTAAAAAGAATAATCCACATATTTACGATATTTTTGATCAGTGGTCTATATGTCACGCCATGTATACCAAGCGATTAAAAGTATATAGACAAGGTGGTTTTAAAATACCAAACACGCGAAACAATAACACAGAAAACCGTGATAAAAAATTCATAAGCGGAAAATGTTTATTTTTATAATGTCATAATTTCATAAATGTCTGGTGCACTCGTACAACTCGCAGCAAAAGGTTCACAAGACATTTATTTGACTTCCAACGAAAATGGTATGTCTCTTTTTAATATAAAATATAGTAGACATACAAATTTTGCACAAGTTTCTAAATTTATAAAAGATATTGACACGACAAACTGTTCCATAAATTTACCTAAAAACGGTGACATAGTTAATGCAATATGGTTCGAAGGTAAAGATCTTTTAAACACGTTTGAAGGTGCAACATTTGATTTATATATAGGTGGTCAAATCATAGATTCACAACCTTTTGATTTTGTAAACGACGTATGGAAAAATTACCTCGTCGATACAGAATCAAAAAAATACACGACGTGTTCCACTTTTATAGCTTTACCTTTATTTTTCTGTGCAAAAAAACTTTTCTTTCCTCTCGTATCTTTACACTACCATCAAATAGAAATACGAATATCCTTTAAAAAACAGAGTATAAACACTTTTAAAACTTACGCGAATTATATATATGTAGACGCACAAGAAAGAAAACGGTTTGCGTCACAAAAAATGGATTTTCTAATAACACAAACACAAAGAATAGAACAGCCCATAAATAAAGGCTTTGTTGATTTAGATTTATCTAAATTTAACCATCCCATAAAATCACTATTTTTTGGCCCCGATATATCTTTCGATACCGGAGACATCCAAATGAATGGTGTAACTACCATAGAAAACATGAGTCCACAATTTTTTCATACCATCCAAAATTATACAAAATCTTCACTCGGTATATCAGATTTTAACATGTTTAGTAACAAACCCGACAATACAAAGTATTACGCGTATCATTTTTGTTTAGACGCTTCAAAATATGAACCATCAGGAACGTGTAATTTTAGTAAAATAAACAAATGTAATATTATTTTACGAAACGTACAGACAAAAAACGAACGATGTGTTGTTTATGCAGTAAACTATAACGTTCTCAGAATTGAAAATGGTATGGCTGGTATTTTATTTGGTAAATAAAAAATATTATTATAAATAAATGGACTTTAATACGTACGTTATAAATTTAGAATCTCAAAAGAAACGATACGATGTTCAAGAAAAGAAACTTAATGAGGTTGAAATATACCCAATTCGTATTAGTGGGTATAGATTTGAAGATATTGATAAGAGTGAATTACAAAAACATTTTGTTCAAACAACACCTTTATTAAAGCCTAGATCTGCTGTCGGGTGTACGTATAGTCATATACAGGCACTTAAATATTTTTTAGATAATGATCCATATGACGTTGCTTTAATAATGGAAGACGATGCGTTTCCATTATTTACTAATATTATTCATTTGAAAAAGAAACTCCAGTATATAGATTGGGACTATTTAAGTTTACATTGTGACGGTGTATGTCCTAAAGAAGGTGGTGATCCTTATTTATTATCTGGTTCGACCGCTGCATATTTCATTACACGCGAAGGTGCAGAAAAAATAATAAACTATAAACATTCTTTTCATTACGATGTACAAACAACAACTATGAAAAATATGAATAAAAAAATAGATAATAAAAATTCGTTTTGGACAGATGAGGAATATAAAATGAGTGGTGAAAGTAGTACAAATAGGTATAACAGAAAATGTAACAAAGTATATGATAAAATTACGGAAAAGGTAGTGAATAGAGGTGAAAAAACCGCTTGTCACTACAAAGATTATCGCATGTTTAGAATACCTATATTAGGTTACGAAACATCTGTAGAAGATTTAGTTTTGTTTTTATTGTGTATTTTAATCAGTTGTACAGCTTTTATCGGCATAAAACATGTAAAAGGTAGTAAAAAGTAACAACGAACCCAATAAATAATTTTGTTTTTTGGGAAAGAGTGCGAGTAAAGCGATATTTATAAACAAAATGTAAATGTAAAAAAATTGCATATATTCTATGGGGTGTCTCGATATTCTTTCTAAAGTAATACTTCCTGGATAAGAAATAAATATCGCATTTACACTTTCTTTTTTATCGAATGGACTAAAATTCTTAAAAATTAGTTCTTTATCGTCGATTTTTATAAAATCGTATTTTTTACATAAGGCATTCAAATTATATTGGTCATCTTGACACTTTGGTTTTAAACTTTCTTTTAATAAAACTGTAAGGTGTTTAACATAACCCATATACATACCACCACTTCCTATATTTTTGTCATCACATTTAGGAAATCTAAATCCTATATCAAGCATATCAGGGTGTTTTGAAAAAAGTACTTTACACTCGTAACTCTCAAAAAGGCTCTTAACATTTGAAATATCTTTATTTATTTTTGTATCGAACCCGTCGATAAAAACAATTATATCGTCGTCTTTTTTTGTTTTCATGTATTCCAAAAGACCTTTGGATTTATCCAAGTACCCATTCCATTTCTTACCCATACCAAGAACTTTTACTTTAACACCGTGTTCGTTATTTATAAGTTCTTCGAACATACCCGACGATTTATTCGCATAAGTTGCTACTTCTAAAGACATTATTACTATTAATTTAGAAATAAATAATGATATGTAATTATAATAATGCCTTCGTGTTCAACAAGTCGTTCTGTACAGAAATATAAAAGTTCCAGTAGCTTAACTCTTCAGGATGTTACAGATAATGGATCAAAAACATCGAATAAAATTGAACTCGAAAATGCAACAAGAACGATAGAATCTAGTAGTAATATATTTGTTTCGTCTGGGCATTTCTTTATAGGTGATGGTGGTCTCTTATCAAATGTACAGATGGGTGGAAGCGCTGTAGGAACCCTCCAAACAGTAACAGATAACGGTTCAGGTTCAACACACAAAATTAATTTAACAAACATTGCAACATCTTTAGAAACAGTTGGTAATATCATTGCGGGAACAAACGTATACGCTAGCGAATTTTATGGTGATGGTACAACACTCACAGGTATTGCATTAAGTTCTGATTTGACGAGTAATGCATCGCGTATTGGTACTTTAGAAACCAGTTTGACGAGTAATGTATCACGTATTGGTACTTTAGAAACTGGTTTGACAAGTAACGCATCACGTATTGGTACTTTAGAAGGAGAAACACAACCAGTCAATAGAGGAGGTACGGGTCTTAATGGTTGTAGTACCGGTGATATCATATACGGATCAGCGACCGATACTATAAGTATTTTAAGTAATTCAGCGGCAACAGGTGGTCAATTTCTTAGATTAAACGCAAATAAAACAGCACCAGAATGGGCTACTGTATCAAGTGGTACAGGTTCGAGTCCTTGGACAACTGCAGTTAATGATATATATTGGAACGGGAGTGGTAACGTAGGTATTAACCTAACAAATCCTCAATTCACGTTAGATGTCAATGGTGATATTAACATGTCAACTGGTAGTAATTTCAAAATTGGTGGAGTTAACCAAACGTTTGGTGGTACAGGTTCGAGTCCTTGGACAACTGCAGTTAATGATATATATTGGAACGGGAGTGGTAACGTAGGTATTTCAAATACCAACCCCCAACACAAATTATCTGTATCTGGAAATATATATTCAAATTATTTTCACGGCGATGGATCAAATGTAACTAATATTACTCTTACCAATGAGTCAACAAGAAATATAGAAATTGCTCAGATTAAAGCATTAGCACCAACTTGGCAAAGAAATTAGATAAATTTTACTAATTATAATATATATAAATTATAATATAATGTCTGGTACTGCCGCTAGTGATAATACAAATAATACAGGTGCTCTCTCTACCCAGTATTCATCAGATCTTACCCAACATCATAATTCAAGATATTGGGTACCCACTTCATCCAAATTATCGCGGGGTAAAAAAGATACAATTCAGAGAATGTTTACAGGTGAACCACTAAAGAATATGTGTAACGTCTATGTTTATAACCAAACCACCGAATCTTGGTACCACGAACACACGATTTTAGGTAATCCAAATCGTAGTGGTTCCCAGATATACCCAGTGTCAGATTTGAATCCCAATGCGACAAGTTCTGGTACTACAGTTGGTGGTATAACGTATTATACATCTGCATCTTTTAACAATCCCGACTCTTTTGGTGCTTTTAGTAGGAATCCCCAATCACCTTCATCTTGGGCTACTGAGGATATGGTTACTAGTATAATTCATTATCCACGATATCAACCCGCTGGTTGGAGTGGTGGTACATGGGTTCCTGGTACGTACGTTGGTACTACATCCCTAGGGGGTTATAATGGTGAATGGGTAAAAATACAAGTATCAACTCCAATTCAACCTACCGTATTTAAATTTATGCCCAATCAAATAGAACAAAGACAATTCGAAACATGGACTATATTAGGAAGTAATAACGATATTAACTGGACGAGTTTAGGAAGTTTTTCAGTTCCACCAAGTTTTAGCAGAAATAATCCTATTGCAAATAATCTTACAATAAATACCACGTATTCTTATTTTGCAATTGTATTTACAAAAAGATACGAAATGCCATCTTTTACTTGGAATCCGGGTGAGTCTGTATTTATAGAAGTATCTAACTCGTATTTCTATACAGAGGATCCAAGTGAAGATTTTGGTAGATCACTCGACGGAACGGATAATGCAGATATGGTAGCTATTGGTGGACCCGGGACATGGTTTGGATCCGTATCAAATAATAATGGTTATGCGAAAGTATTCACTAAAGATAGTTCTGGTAATGGATGGACACAGAGAGGTTCAGAAGTATCGCAACAAGGGGGGTTTGGACACTCCGTCGCCTTATCCCAATACGACGGTAACATATTAGTTGTTGGTGCACCTTTCTATAACACACTAGATCCAAATTCGAGTGGTAGTACTCAATTTCATCATGTGTTAGTATCCGAGGGTAAAGTTTATATATACAAGTGGGATGGTGCTAATTATACTTTACAACAAACTTTAAATTCACCTTCAGGAACTTTATCAACTTCCATAACACCCGCACCATGGAAAAATTTCTATTTTGGGTATTCCCTAGGTATAACAGATATAGGCGATAAGATAATCATAGGCGAACCATCGATAAGAAATATATGGACTAGCAATGATCAATTACATGGAGGTGCAAATGGTTCATGGACAACTAATTCATTTCCGTATACTGGTAATGCACACGTTTACGATAATGTTACTGTTTTATCTGGTGGTACGACTTGGACCAGTAACGTTTCTATGACATCTGTTATAGGTATAACTGGTATAGGTTCGTCAGATGGGCACCCATCAAAGGTTAGATGGCTAGATGCACTTGGTACATCTGTAGATATAAATAGGGCGGGTACGCGTATATTAGCGGGTGCACCTGGAAATTACGGTACATCAAGTTCGGCTTATCACGCGTTTATGGGAAGAGTATACACACTCAATTGGAATTATCAAAATAATGCATGGGAAGAGATGGGACAAGAATCTAAACATATAAGCCCAGACCAGGGAAATATGTTATTTGGGTGGTCTACACGTTTTGACGGTAGTGGTAATCGTATAGTTTCTGGTGCACCTGGTTACATGGGACATATACAATATAATAAAGGCAACGTTGTCATAAATACATGGAATGGTGAACATTGGGTAGTTTTTCCAAATGATACGGTTGATATAAGAGGTTGGAATACAATTGGTGATTACTGGACAGATTACAACCATCGTTTAGGTGAATCCATATCTGTTGACGGTGAAGGCGAATGGGTATCTATAGGAAAATACGAACACCATTACGCTAACTTTGCACCTAGTGGTGGACTTAGACCAAATGCGTTTAATGTAGATAATATAACATACATAGGGGGTGCATCTACAACAGTAGCTGGTTCAAATAGTGATATTGATACAGGTATGTCAAATGTTTGGACATACTATATCGTACAGTCTATGGTTGTTAAAGGTAACGTATCGGTAGGAGGGATTGTTCAGGGAACTGGTGTGTGTATAGGTACGAATGATGATTCGAGTACGAGTAATAAAAGTATATTCTTTGGTGGTACAAAATCAGATAATTCGTATCAACTCACGGTTATAGAAAACCGCGTTTATGAAACCGAGGAAAAAGCTGAATTATTACTGTTCAAAGGTGACGATAACGCGGATGCATCTGGTGGTGGTACATACGGTCCAGATAGAATACGGTTAAAAGCTGGTCAAATAGCGTTTGATTTAAATACGGGGACCACCGACGTAGAAGGCGTTTTCTCAGCCGATAGATCGAGTGAAGATATACGTTGTGTCATGCACAGAAACGCCGGTGGTGCTGGTATGTTAGGTATAAATGTCTCTTCGCCAACCGAATGTGTACACGTAGATGGAAAAATTAAGTGTACTCAGGGGTTTGTAGGTCGTGGTAAAGAACTGACAGGTTTGGATTTTGATTATATAAATAACAATAATGTTGTTAAATTTGGGTTAAATGGAGTAACACAATCACCTACAAAATGGGGTACTTTATCAGTAGGTTCTGCAATAGCGTATCCTACAGTTACATTAACAAGTAATTCATACAGTGGATATACGGTAACCGCATCGAGGGATGTAGCGAATGCATACACGGTGTTTGGTGGTGGTAGATGGCAAATAGGGGATAATACAGTTTATTCTAACGGGGCAAATCGTGGGGGGTATCTAGGTTCAACAGAAAGAATTGCCGGGTATAAAGGTGAATGGATAGAACTTCAAATGCCAGATAAAATTTACCTCACTAGGTTAGATGTAAACGCCGATTATTTCTACACACCAAGAATAACACACGTATTCGGTAGTAACGATGGTATAGAATACGATCTTATACATTATAGTGGTGATTTAGGTTATCTTTGGACCAGTAATCATGGTAATAAAACAATATTCACTAGAACACCAGATTACATTAATGACGAGCCATACAATAGAATTTTAATTATTGTAAACATGATTTCTGGAGGAAATGTAATGTATTGGGATCAAGTTGATATTTATGGTACCATTGGTACGTTTACCCCTAAAGTATACATCGATAATTCTGGTAAAATTGGTATAGTAAATACAAATCCATCTTATCCGTTAGACGTTACGGGTGATATTAACTTAACGGGTGCTTTAAGAATTGGTGGAGTCGCACAATCGTTTGGTGGTGGGGGTGGTGGCTCATCCGTTTGGTCATTGAACAGTGTAAACGCCTATTATAACAGTGGTAATGTCGGTATAGGAACGTCGACTCCGGCTTATAAACTCGATGTTAACGGTGATATTAACATGTCTACTGGTAGTAGTTTCAGGATTAATGGTGTCGCACAATCGTTTGGTGGTGGTGGTAGTAGTTTTAGTGGTGATATTGCCGATTACATTACACATACAGGTAATACCACTACAAAGTTTGGG